GTTAGCATACAGGCTTCTTTTTTATACTTGCATTATGGAAAGAGATATAAGCCAAAACTTAAAACAGATTATGACATCAAATAAATGCAACGCTTTGTGTGCATTTAATCTTTTAATGCAAGGAGATACAAATGAGTTTCATTTATTACAATGCCAATCCAAAAAAGAACCGTGTCGGGGATTGTGTAGTAAGAGCAATTTCAAAAGCAACGGGAATGGATTGGGAGAAAACTTATGTGGAAATTGTATTAAAAGGATTTGAAATGTATGATATGCCTTCCTCAAATGCAGTTTGGGAGACATATCTTTTTCAACACGGCTTCACAAAACATATCTTGCCTTTATCTTGTCCGGATTGCTATTCAATAAAGCAATTTTGTATTGATTATCCAAAAGGAAATTATATCGTTGGAACAGGCTCACACGCTGTCGCTGTCGTGAACGGTAAATATTATGACACTTGGGATAGCGGAGATGAAATACCAATCTATTATTTCAAAAAGGAGGAAAAGTAAATGGCTTATGGAAGTATCTACCCAGCAACTTATCAACCAATGTATTATCCGCAACAGATGATGCCACAACAGACAATGGCACAAACTACCCAACAGACACCACAGCCAGTAGCACAAAATCAGAGTGGAATTGTTTGGGTACAAGGAGAAGCAGGCGCAAAGTCTTATCTTTTAGCACCTAACACAATATTGCCTTTGTGGGATAGCGAAGCACAGACGATTTATCTCAAATCGACAGATAATAGCGGTATGCCGACAATCAAATATATCGACTACACAATAAGAGAACCTAATCAGAAAAGCGCAAACAATATCGTTGAGGAAAATCACAGCTTTGCCACAAAGGATGATATTAAAGAACTGTCAGAAGAATTGGTCGACTTGAAAAGAAGAGTTGATAACATCTCAACGCACAGGTCGCCGTCAAACAACAGACGAAGGGAAGTGGAGAGAGATGATGACTAACGCAATGACTTTAATGCAACAGTTCATACAATTCAAAAACAACTTCAAAGGAAATCCGCAGGAACAGATACAGCAAATGTTGAATAGTGGGAAAATCACCCAAGAACAATATAACAACGCTGTCAAGCAGGCACAGGAATTTCAGAAAATGTTTGGGAATAAGATGTAAAAACCGGCGCGCGAGGTTTTTATATAGCAACTTACAAACCGATTATTCATTTTTGGAGAATAATCGCTCACCGCAAAAAGTAAGCGGTAGAAAGGAGTTAAAGATATGTCTTTAACAAACGAAAATGGCGGCGGCAATATGGTAATGCCTGTCGGACCGATGTATTCCAACGGTGGTGGCTTTGGAAACGGCTTCGGAGGAGATAGTTGGTGGATTTTGCTTCTATTCATTCTTCTTGCGAATGGCGGTTGGGGAAATGGCTTTGGTGTAGGAGCAGGTGGAAATGAGCTTTATCCTTGGATGAACCAGAGCAATCAGGTTTCCAACGGTTTTCAGAACCAGCTTCTGAACGACAACATCACTTCAATCCGTGACGGCATAACCGGTATCTCAACACAGCTTTGCAATGGCTTTGCAGGTGTTGAGCAGGGAGCGAACGCAAGACAGATTGCCAATATGCAACAGAACTTCGCCAACCAGACAGCGATGACCAACGGCTTCACAAATCTTCAGAGCCAGCTTGCGCAGTGTTGCTGTGACAACCGACTTGCAAGCGCTGACTTGAAGTACACAATCGCAACAGAGAATTGTGCAGACCGTGCGGCAATGTCAGATGGCATCAGAGATGTAATCGCAAACAATACCGCGCAGACGCAGGCTATTCTTGACAAACTCTGCCAGCTCGAACTTGACGGCTACAAGAGGGAAAACGACAGCCTTCGCACACAGCTTACAGCATCACACTTCCGTGAGAGTCAGACGGCACAGAACGCACTCATTTCACAGGGCTTTGCAAACGAGGTGGACTCTTTATATAACAGGCTCAACTCCTGCCCTGTTCCAACTACTCCGGTTTACGGCAGAACTCCTATCTTCACCTGCAATCAGAACAGTGGTTGTGGTTGCGGATGCGGGATGTAATGTGAGGTGATTATTATGGCTTGCGAATTTTTGTATAACCCAATTCAGAGTGTGGCGTTAAATTCGCCAATTCTGTTTGATACATCTATTCCTTGCAATCGTGGGTATGTATATCACGAAGGCGAAACAGGGAATTTTATTCTTAAAGGCATAGTAAATAACCCGACAGCGTGTTTTGCACAATATCAGGTCACATTCAACGGAAATGTAGCACTTCCGGAAGGCGCAACAGTCACACCAATTGCAGTAGCAATAACGGTAAACGGAGAGCCGAGGCTCACAAGTCGTGCAATCTTCACACCGGCAGCGGTTGAAGAATTTGGTAATTTAACAAGCACGGCAATTATAAAAGTACCCAAAGGATGTTGCTTCAGTTTGGGTGTAGAAAGTGTGGCGGCAAGTGCAGACCCGACAGTAACACCGGCACCAATAATTGATGTGCAGAACGCTAATTTAACAATTTCAAGAATAGCATAGGAGGATTGAAATGAGAGTATTGGATGATATTTGTGAACTCCTTGAAGATGAATTAAAGGAAATCACAAAGAAAGGTGACATTTCTCCTGTCGAGCTTGACAATGTTTATAAATCCGTTGACATCATTAAAGACATAGAAACCGTGAAAGCAATGAAGCAGGGCGGATATTCCAACGCTTCTGACGGTGGCTCTTACGGCAACTCATACGGCAACTCGTATGATGGCTCTTACGGCCCTTATTACTCGTACAATGATGGCGGAATGTCAAGAGGCGACGGATATAGCGAACGGCGTGGTCGTGATGCTATGGGAAGATACACAAGCAGAGATGGTGGAAATAGTCGCGAGTACAGTAGAGCGACAGAAACAGAAAATCTCAAAAAAGAATTGGAAGAGATGCGAAAGAAAATTAGTCAGATGTAATTCAACCAATTCTTTATCAACCAATGGGAGAGCTAAACGCTCTCCCTTTTTTCTTATACGGAGGTGAAAAATGGATTTACAGGAAATTGAGGATTTAATAGCACGGATGGAAAGCGGGCAAATAACTGATTTCACCTATGTGGAACTCGCAAGCCTATACATAATAAGGGAACACTTCAGAAAGCCCGTAGAAACGATGGTAGACGGCGTATCAGAGGAGATATTGCCTTGCTACTGTACTTATATAGATAAGAGACGAAGACAGCAAAGAAAAGAACTGTCAGAGGATGCCTGTATTTCAGACCTTGACGAACTCTGTCACGAGATACAGGACTTCATAGAAGCCTTGTATTTACAATGTTTACTGGGCAAAGAGAGACGGAGAGTATTGAAAATGCTTGATGATTTGAAGGCAAAGTTCTCAAAAGTCAGTAAATAAAGGCATTTCAAGAAGTGAAAAAAGTAATTGACAGTACAAAAAATGTGTAGTATAGTGTTTCCATAGTAAGAAGAGGGCACTTGAAAAAGGAGGAAACAAGATGACAAGCAAGGAATACAAGGAGTTTTTGATTGAGAATATAATTGAGTGGGTGGGAGACAGATTTACACACGAAGAACTTGAGAAGAAAACGATACGCTCGCTTGAAAGAATTTTCGATAATTGTTAAACGCATTTCGTTTAGAGATTACGAAGGGCAAGGAGGAAACAAGATGAGAATTGTTAATTTTAATACCAAAACCGAAGCGGTTAAGGCACGAAATGAATTATATGAAACTGGCTTTTATGGTGATGATTTAACAATACAATATAACGGTAATATTAGAAAATATCAGCTTATTATTCAAGACGAAGACGAAAGCTATAGACCGAATTTTGAATTTGAAAATAACCGCATAAGCGGCTATACAGAGATATTATCGGCTTCATCTTACCCGTAAACAAAAGATAAATTGAAGATGTTGGAGAGAGAAATGAAGATTAAAATCCTTATAGACAAAGCGAAAAAGACAAATAGCGAGTATGCACTTTTTATCACTTGTCCATATAATGCAGATATTGTTGAAGTGATACGTTCATTCAATGATAAGTGGTGGCACGCAAATGAAAAAGTTTGGGAAGTTGCGGCAGGCAATCTTCCCAAGCTAATCAACAAGCTGTCGTGGTGTGAATTTGAAATCAGTGGTATCTATGTAGACCTTGAGCAGAAGAAAGTTGAATTGCCTGATTTCAAATTCAAGACAAAGCCGTTTGAGCATCAGATTGAAGGATTTAATTATGGATTAAATCACAATAGATGGTTACTCGCGGATGAACAGGGTTTGGGAAAGACAAAGCAGGTGATTGATATTGCAATTGCAAAAAAGCAGTTAGACGACATTAAACATTGTTTGATTATTTGTGGTGTGAACGGATTGAAGTGGAATTGGTTAAATGAGGTCAGTACACACTCAAATGAACAGGCAATGATTTTAGGACAGCGTGTGACAAGAGGAAAAATAACAGTTGGAGGAAATAAAGACAAATATACAGACCTTTGCAAAATAAATGAGTACACACCGTTCTTTTTAATAACGAATGTTGAGTCATTGAGAGATAAAGACATTCAAGAAAAGATTGAGGAATTGTGTAAAGATAAGACAATTGGTATGGTTGCTATTGATGAAATTCACAAGTGCAAAGACCCTACAAGCCAACAAGGAAAAGGCATACTGAAAGCAAAAGCAGATATAAGAATAGCAATGACCGGAACACCTTTAATGAACAATCCTTTGGATTTATATATCATTTTAAAGTGGTTGGGTTATGAAAATCATTCCTTCTATGCCTTCAAAAATCATTTATGTGAGATGGGCGGTTATGGTGGATATGAAATTATTGGATACAAGCAAGACGCAATGAACGCATTGCAGGAACAGTTGGATGAAATAATGCTTCGTAGAAGAAAGAAAGATGTTCTCGACCTTCCCGATAAAATCTATGTCAATGAATATGTTGAAATGGGAACAGAGCAGGCAAGGATTTACAAGGAAGTCACTGCGGAGATAAGAGAGCATATAGACCAAATAGCAGTAAGTCCAAATCCTTTAGCACAGCTTATTAGATTGAGACAGGCGACCGGGTATGCAGGCATACTTTCAAGCGAGGTTACAGAGAGTGCAAAACTCGACAGAATGAAAGAGATTGTCGAGGAGTCGTTACAGAGCGGTCAAAAGGTTGTCATATTCAGTAATTGGACGCAAATTACAGATGAAGTCTACGAGAGATTGAGAAAATATAAGTTGGCAAGAATAACAGGACAGACAAGTGATAGTGACAGACAAGCGCAGGTTGATATGTTTCAGAACGACCCGACTTGTAGAATTATGATTGGCACCATTGGAGCTATGGGAACCGGACTCACATTGACGGCGGGAACAGTTGAGATATTTATGGACGAGCCGTGGAATAAAGCATTAAAAGACCAAGCAGAGGATAGATGTCACAGAGTAGGCACAACACAGAATGTCACAATATACACTTTGATTTGCAAGAACACAATAGATGAAAGAGTCAATGAAATCGTTGAAAAGAAAGGAGCAATGGCAGATGCGATAATAGACGGACAGATACAGATGAACAAGACAGATTTGTTAAATTACCTTGTTGGATAAAAACTTGAAAAACTTTAGGGAGGTGATATTTATAGAACAGGAGGCAAAGTATGAGAAAAGATGGAAAACTAAAAGTTGAGGAAGTGGCAGTATTGATTGGAGTATCAGTTCCTACAATCAACACTTGGTATCGGTTCAAAAGATGGAACAAAGATAATGAAATAGCTCAACAACTTCCCGATTTTGAACAGGAAGGAGAACGGACTGTTAGACTTTGGGATAAAAAAGATATACCAAAATTGATACGATTCAAAACATTACTTCCACAAGGTAGAGGCGGAATTATGGGAGAAGTGACACAAAGATATTATCACAAAGAAAAGAAAGGAGATTAAAATTATGGCACGAAAGAAAATTCCAACAGTTATTGAGGACACTTTTGAAACTCTTATCCCGACTTACTATGAGAAGCACAAGGCGGAAACAGACTTAAAAAAGCAGTCGGATGAATTAAACAAGAAAATCAAAAAGCTGTTTACTGAAAATGATAGCACGCTTGTAAAGTCTACGAAAGCAAAGAAAGATGAGAGACAGTATGTGGTTGGGAATTTGAAAGCGACATATTATTTGAAGGAAAGTCTGTCAATAGACGAAGAAGGTCTTGTAGAATTTTTGAAAAAACATCATTACACCGATGCTGTAAAAACTGTTGAAGTCGTGGATGAAGATGTTCTTGAAAAGATGATGTATGACGGAACTATAACCAAGAAACATATTCAGGAAATGAATAAATTTAAGAAAGTGTCTGATGTAGCTTATCTTACAGTAAAGGTTATAAAGGAGGCTGAAAATGAATAGAGAGGAATACTTGATACTTTCAGAAAGTGATGTCGATGAAATTAAACTTGACAACAAGGATGTTATTGAATGGCTGGATACTATTGCAGATGCTCTCAATATGGCCGCGAATAATTGCTACGATTTATGTTGGGGAAAATTAAATACTAAAGAGGGAGAGTATGAAAACTGCATAGCGCCTTGCAGTTCAGTTCCTGAAAGTTTTAGAAAGTTACATATCTACAAAGGAATTGATACCTTGTCGAAAGCAATAGGCTATGACTTGAAGCGTAAAGATTGGAGTGGCGATGATTTCAAATACCTTTACTATTTCAACTACAAAGATATTGAAATATTCCAACTCGAAGAAGAAAAATTGGAAGGAGATGATAAGTAATGGCAACAAAGAAAAAGACAGAGTATGTATCACACACTTCACCCAAAGAAATATCAGCAACAAGCCGTTGTGCGGTGAAAATCAGAGATAACTTTTACACGATAGAGGCAAGCGAGACAAGGACGATAAACAGTACAGATGGTCTGAATATGGATTTTGAGTGGAAAGCACTCTTTGATGAAGTCAATACTATTGTAGACGGTCAATGCGAAGAAATAATAAATTCATTCGGTAATAAAAAATAATACTTTACAAATTATACAATTTGTTGTATTATAACGATTGTTGAAATTCCCGTTTCAACCGTCGAACACACCAAAAAGGTTGGCTTGAGTTGGGTGGAGCTCTTGCAGAGAAACCTCATATTCAAGTCAACCGATGACTTGTATAATTTAACGAACCACCCTTCGTATAAATTATACAGGTCATTTTTTATTTTGGAGGATTGTAGAATGAAGTCGTATAGAAAAATATATGAAGAATTTTATAATATTAAAATACCGAATGGGTATGAGATACATCATATTGACTTTAATCATTCCAACAACGATATAAAAAATCTTGTAATGCTCCCAAAAGAATTACATAAAGATTTGCATTATTATTATAACGAATTTGAGCGGTCAAAGCAGAATTACACATTAGAAGATATAACAGTCTTTTCCGGAGAAGTGAACAGTAAATCATTTTTTATGTTTAATCTTATAAATTATTGCGAGGTATTGAAAAAATGTGTGTTTTGGATGAACCAAAGAGATGATGCTTTAATACGAGGTAAACAGCATATATCGTAAAGGAGATGATAAAAGATGCGCTATTCAATTTTAGGATTTAATCAAGAACAAGTCATAGAGCAATTCCCAGAAATAACATTAGATGACCTTTTGATTTTGCAGTATATATGGACGGCGACAGGTTCAACTAAAATGGAGCATACTTTGATAGAAAACACAACATACACTTGGATATATCATAAAAAACTTTTGGAAGATTTACCAATTTTGAATATAAAAGAAGAGTCATTAAAAAAGCATCTTAAAAAACTTGTTGATTTAGGTTTGATAGCAATGATAAAAAAAGCATCTGACAGTTGCAGAGGAACTAAAAGTTTTTATGCAATAACAGAAAAAACAGAGGCTTTACAATACAGACAGGAAGAAGGAACAGGTGTAAAAAATTACACTTGCTCCGATGACCAAGTAGAAAAAAATACACTTGAAACCACACGACCAAGTGTAAAAAAATACACTTCAGATAATAAGTTAAATAAAGATAATAAGTTAAATAAAAATGATATATATAATGCAAATTTTGGTAAAAAACCTCTTGTTAAAGAAACTCTTTATACAAAATGCGAGAAAGAGATTTTTAAGTTTTCAAAAGATGAGACAGTAAAAAATACTTTAATGGCTTATCTAGATGTGTGGATTACTTTAAGAGACAAGCATCCAAGCTATGAGGGTTGGAAAAGAATATTAAACAAACTGAAAACACAATTTATCGAGGATGATTGGATAGATATTATAAAGAACAGTATAAAAAAGAGATATGCAACTTTCTGTCAGCCGACTACATACGAGAGCAAGCCTACAAAGAAATTTGATGAGCATATAAACAGAGACGGAAGATATGATAGTGTATCTCACGAAAGAACAGGAGGAAAAGTCTTTTAATGATTGAAGATTGCATTTATAAAGATGTTTGCCGACAAAAAGATTGTTCAACAAACTGTATAAGGTATTTAGAAATATCGTATTTGTTGGATAAAAGCAATATTCCAAAAGCGAGACAATGCAGACATAAAATGATACCCGAAGATTGTGATGTCGATGCTTTTGATAGGTTGGCAGATATACAGCATAATATTTTAGATTTTGTCAACAACGATGGCTCATTGTATTTATACAGCTATAATTGTGGAAATGGCAAAACAACTTGGTCAGTGAAATTACTGCTACAATACTTTAATGAGATATGGAGTGGAAACGGTTTTAGGAGAAGAGGCTTATTTATCAATGTTCCAACTTTTTTATCAAAATCAAAAGAGGTGATAGCAAGACCAGATACAAAGTTTGAAGAATTGAGAACAGCAATTCCAAATGTTGACCTTGTTGTTTTCGACGATATTTCAGTAGCACGACTTTCCGATTATGATTATACAACGCTATTGAATTTGATAGACCAACGAGTTTTCAACTGCAAAAGTACGGTATATACAGGAAATGTTGAGCCGAAAGAATTGGAAAAAGTCGTAGGATACAGATTAGCAAGCAGAATAGCACAAGGTCATATAATTGAGTTGAAAGGGTTGGATATGCGCAATGGTCGGTTTACAGATAATCAGTAAGGTTTTAGCCACACAAGACATATCAATAATAAAAGACAATCTATTGTCAAAAGACTACTTCCCCGAATATGAGGAAGAATATGATTATATCTTAAGGCATTATGAAAAATATGGTAATGTGCCGGACACAGCATCTTTTCTGTCAAAGTTTGATGATATAGAACTTGTTGAAGTTACGGAAAGTGACCAATATCTTTTAGATACGATACGAGAGGAGCATCTATACTCACAAGCCGTTCCGATTGTGGAAAAAGTAGCGGACCTTTTAACAAAGGACGCGAACGCAGCGGCGGAGTATATGATAAACCAAATAAAGCATTTACAACCCAACTATTCAATCGGCGGCGTGAATATCATACAACAAGCGGGTGATAGATTTGAACAATTCGTGGACAGAAAACAGCATCAAGATAGTTGGTTCTTCACGACAGGCTTTCCCGAACTTGACGATTTAATTCACGGTATACAAAGGACAGAGGAATTTATTGTAATTGTGGCGAGAACAAACGAAGGTAAAAGTTGGGTACTTGAAAAGATTTGTACTCACATCTGGGAGATAGGCTTCAATGTGGGATATATTAGTCCGGAAATGGGAGCGAATAGTGTGGGATACAGATTTGACACACTGCATAAAAATATTTCGAATAAAGGACTTGTTTGGGGAAAGAATGAAATAAACGAAGAGGATTATAACAATTACATCGGCGATTTACAGAAAAGAGAAAATCAATTCATAGTAAGCAAGCCAAAAGATTTTGATAATAAAATCACGGTAAGTAAATTGAAAAATTGGATAATGAAATATAAGCTGGATGCAGTAGCGATAGATGGCATAACATATATGTCTGATGAACGTTATGTGAGAGGCGATAACAAAACAACATCTTTGACCAACATTAGCGAAGATTTAATGGAATTGAGCATTGAGATGAATGTGCCTGTTTTGGTTGTAGTACAAGCAAATCGTGGTGGCGTTCCTATGAGTGAGGATGATGATAGTGTTCCTGAATTGGAAAATATACGAGATAGCGATGGTATAGCATTTAACGCAAGCAAAGTGCTGTCCATAAGACAATTAAAAAATCAAGTTTTGGTAATGCAAGTTAAAAAACAGCGGTTCGGAATGGTTGGAGGAAAATTGTCTTATCAATGGGATATTGATAAAGGAGCGTTCACATACATTGCAACGGATGAAGATGCAAGACCACGAAAAGAAAAAGAAAAAGTAATGAGAGAAAACAGAAAAAAGTTTAGTAACGATAAAGAGGATGTATTTTAATGGGTTTTGCTTGGAGTCATACAACCTATGCTGAATGGCAGGGAATAATTTTTAATTTTGAATATAAGAGAGATTTGGATTATTTTCTTGCACACGCTAAAGGCTCAAAAAGAATTAGTGCGATAGATGCGTGGAACAAATATCACGAAACAAGACAAGATTTTGTGAGAGTTTTTGCGAGTGACACTTTGGGCTCAAACGAGTATAGAAAAAAGGAAGTGAAAAGCTGGTATGAAAATAAGAGACACAATATTTAATTGTAGTCTGCAAGATGTATTGGATGAGCTGATAACTCAATTAAAATTAAACAATTATCAATATTTGGAAAAGGGATACAAAAGAAGTGGAGATAGCTTGCAAGTACAATGTCCTTTTCACGGTAACGGACAGGAACAGCATCCCTCGTATGGTTTGAGAATGTCCGACGGGATGGGGCATTGTTTTGCTTGTGGTTGTGTTCACGACTTACCGGAGTTTATATCAGCTTGCTTTGAAAAGTATGATGTGATGGCAACTTTTGGTTGGAATTGGTTAAAGAAAAACTTTTTAACCTTTGAAATAGAACAACGAAAAAAGATAGAACTACCTGATTTTGACCGAAAGAAAAAAGTAGAAACAAAACAATATGTAAGTGAGGAGGAATTGGATAGTTACAGATATTTTCATCCGTATATGTATAAACGAAAATTGACTGATGAAATAATTGAGATGTTTGATGTGGGATATGATAAAAAGACAGATTGTTTGACATTTCCTGTGCGTGATATAGATGGGAATTGTTTATTTGTAGCGAGACGGTCAGTAAAGATAAAATTTTTCAATTATCCCAAAGGGGTTGAAAAACCCTTGTATGGAATTTATGAATTGTATCAGCAACAAGACAGTTATAAAAGCATCATAATTTGTGAGTCCATACTTGACGCTCTGACTTGTTGGGTTTATGGAAAGCCGGCAGTAGCTTTGAATGGAGTGGAAAGTGAGTTGCAAATAAAACAATTAAAGCAATTCCCTTGTAGAGAATACATTTTAGCAACAGACAACGACAATGCAGGAATGAAAGCACGAAAAAGAATAGCAGGACAAATAACCAACAAAATTTTGAGGCAGTATATACTTCCAAAGGACAGGAAGGATATCAACGAGCTTACAGAGGCGGAATTTCAAAATTTGCCTGTAAAATTTGTATTTTCTACTTGACTCCTCTTATAATAAGTTGTATAGTGTTTACTGTAATAAGTAACCCGTAGACAGCGCACTTCTAACAGGAGGAAAACTTATGAAGTACGAAAACAGGAAAACCGGAAAAATCGCAACTCTTGACCAGATGAACGAAAAGTTCAAAACCGTCCTACTTGTCTTTGAGGACGGCACAAACACCACCATCAGCACATCAACTCTTAAAAGGTGGTGGAAGGAAATTCCCGAAGAAGAAACAAAAGAAGAGGTTAAACCTCTCATAGACCTCAATAATCCCATTACAGATGAAGATGCAACAGCAAACGGTATGGTGACGGGTGACGAGGCACTTGAACAGGTTGTAGTCGACCCCGATGCGGCGTATGTTGCAGAGCAGACAAAGAAAGAAGTGGTTGATGCACAGGGGGATTTTACTGTTGTAAATGACTTTGAAAATAACGATGTTTATATTGAAGTCAAGGAAGATGTAGCAGGCGATGGCACGCCTTTAGCAGAAGTTGGGAAAGAGATTGCAAAGCAGGCAAAAGAGAAGGCTAAGAAAGTAAGAAAAGAAACAAAAAGTAAAACCGACCGTCAAGCTGAGGCTTCAGCAGAAACTGAAAAAATAGTTCAGTTTATCATCGACGAAGCACAGAAAATTAAAGCTTCTCCGTATTATAGGGAAAAGCAGCCGAGCATCGTAAACTTCAAAATCGACGGCACGGCGACCGTTTCTTTTAATATTATTCGGTCAAAGAAAAGTGGTGTATGCTTAAATACTAAAAGCAAATTGATTTCAAGTGAGATTGCTGATAAGATGAAAGTGGTAAATCATTGTTTTGACCGTTCGTACAAGATGGTCGAATTAAACGACTCCGAAATCGTCTTTATCCGCGAGGTGTTACAAAGTATCAGTAACTGCGCGGTTAAACAATCTATAATCACAAAAAACAATAAAAAAGCCAAGAAAGGAGAAGATTAAAATGGCAAGGTTCAGAGCAGATGATGTAGACCACTACGGTGGGCAAGGTGGCGGAGGGTTTTTTGCTCTTCGCGATGATAAGGACACGGCACAGGTTCGGTTTATGTATGAAAGCGTCGATGATGTAGAAGGGCTGTCCGTTCACGAGATAAAGACAGACGATGGTAAGAAGCGCTATGTAAATTGTCTTCGCTCTTACAACGACCCGATAGATAATTGTCCTTTTTGTGCGGCACAGAAGCCCGTTCAAGCAAAGCTATTTGTACCGATTTATGATGTAGAGTCCGGAACCACAAAAACCTGGGAAAGAGGAAAGAAATTCTTTTCAAAGATATCAAGTCTTTGTTCGAGGTATCCCAACCTTGTATCACATATTTTTACAATTGAAAGAAACGGTAAAGCCGGAGACCAGACTACATCCTATGAGATTTTTGAAGATGAGAAGGATAATACAAAGTTGGAAGATTTACCCGAAGCACCTTCTTTAAGCGGTTTGGTTTGGGATAAGTCCGCAGAAGATATGGAATACTATTTGGAAGAAGGCGAATTTCCTCCAACAGATGATGAAGATGATGAAAGACCTGTACGAATAGAGTCAAGACGAACAGAACGAAATCGAAATGCAGATAGACGCACACCCGAAAGACGAAGAAACAGGGATAAGGATGTTTATTGATGGGATTGTTGGATAAAAGAAAAATAAGCAAAGCGACGGACTCAAAAATAGCGCACAAGACAAAGACAAAAAAGCCCGTCGCTACACCCTCAAAGGCAGTTGGTGTAAACAGCATAGCCGCAATACAAGCAAAAGTTGAGCAGGCTTTGGGTAAATACAAAAACGATTATATTACAATCCGTGATAAAGAAGTCTTGCACGATTATATAACAAACTGTATTGGAAATATTTATTTTTCGGTCGATACAGAGACGACAGGGCTTGACCCGTACACGGACTTGATTGCAGGTATTTGTGTTTACACTTATGGCGAGAAAGCAGCATATATACCGCTCAATCATATCAGTTATTTCACAGGCGCGAAAGTACCAAACCAACTCCCTTATGATTTTGTTCTTAAAGAATTTAACCGGCTACTTGCAAGGATACCCGAGGTTGACATGTTTAATGCAAATTTTGATATCAGGGTCTTGCGCCAGATGGGAATGAGCGATATTTATTGTACCTGGGATGCTTATTTGGCAAGTAGACTGCTAAACGAAAACGAACCAAAACGAGGTTTGAAAGCCTTACACAAAAAATATTGTATGACGGAAGATGTTGAGGCTTTCAAGTTTGACGAATTGTTCAAAGGCATTCCTTTTACAAAAATTCCAATAGAAACGGGTTATGTGTATGCCGCAAGAGATGCAGTTATTACAACCGAGTTGTCAGATTTTCAAAGACAGTATTTGGGTAGAACACCCGAAGAAGCAAGAGAGGATTTGCGCGATGTGAGTTGGGTATTTCATAATATCGAAATGCCGTGTGTGTCAGTTGTGTGTGATATGGAAGATAATGGCGTTGCTTTTGATAAAGAATATGCAAAAGAACTTTCTGAAAAGTATCACGCGAAAGAAAAAGAAGTATTGGATAAATTCTATAAAACACTTGAACCATATAAAGAAAAGATAGAAGCATATAGAAAATCGTCGGTATATAAAGGCGACCGCGAGACAGACCCTTATTTCTTATATGACAAGGAAGCACAGACAAAAGTAAAAGGAAGCACAAAACTTGACAACCCTATCAATATAGCAAGTCCAATACAGATAGCAATTTTACTGTATGACATATTGAAGATACAACCGCCAGACCCAAAAAAGCCGAGGGGAACAGGAGAGGAGATTTTGGAAAAAATTGATAATCCTATTTGCAAGGCAATCTTGAATTACAGAGAAATTGAAAAATTACTCTCGACATACATTGACAAGCTGCCTGATTGTGTAAATCCCAAAGATAAAAGAATACATTGTGATTTCAACCAATATGGAGCAGATACAGGACGATTTTCAAGCAGCAATCCAAATTTACAAAATATCCCGAGCCACAACAAAGACATTCGTAAAATGTTTATTGCGAGGGACGGATATGTTTTAATGTCCAGCGATTATTCGCAGCAAGAACCGAAGGTCATGACGCAGATGTGTGGTGACTCAAAGATGATTAAAGCATATCGAGAAGGGAAAGATTTATATGCAGAAATTGCTTCACTGGCTTTCAATACGTCTTATGATAATTGCCTTGAATTTAGACCAGATGGCACTACGAATAGCGAGGGTAAAGAAAGACGGACGCAGGCGAAAAGTATTCTTCTTGGCGTATTGTACGGGAGAGGAGTTCCTTCAATTGCAGAGCAGCTGGGAACAACTACGAAAAAAGCACAAGCAATAAAAGATTCTGTATTTAAAGGATTTCCTGCAATACCAAAATTTGAGCAAGACTCATTACAGATGGCGTATGAAAAGGGATTTGTGACGACACTTTGGGGAAGAAAAAGAAGATTACCCGATTTACAGTTGGATGAATTTGAGTTTAGTTGGAAAGACGGTGCGCCTCCGGATGATGATTTGTTGGAATTTAACGAGGATGATGAGGAACACGATTTATCAAATGAAGTACCCGAAGACATACAGGATTATTATTTAAGAAAATTGAGTCATTGTTGGGGAAAGGAAAAGCACGCAATAATTCAAGAAGCGGCGCAAGAGGGAATTAAAATAATTGACAACGGTGGTAAGATAGCGGATGCTGAAAGACAATGTGTAAATTCAAGAATACAAGGAAGCGCCGCCGATATGTCGAAGCTTGCGATGATTTTAGTTGGGAATAATAAAAGACTAAAAGAATTGGGTTTCAAATTGCTAATTCCTGTTCACGACGAGTTGATTGCAGAATGTCCAAAAGAAAATGCAAGGGAGTGCAAAAAACTGTTCGCCGATTTAATGAGTAAAGCGGCGGAAAGCAAACTAACAATTCCTATCAAGTGCGATGTGGAAGTAACAGAAAGATGGTATGGAGAGGCATTAAACATATGATTGAAAATATTCAACGATATATTTATGTGACGCTGCAAAAAGAATTTATTCATCAGTACAAAGATGCTCCAGACGAAGTGTCTTATTTAAGATATCCGCATAGACATATTGCACATATAAAGGTCACAGTAGAAGTTTTTAAGAACGACAGAGAAATTGAGTTCATATTGTTTAAGCACTTTCTAGAAAAAGAACTCGTACTTGATAAACTCACCAACAACTCGTGTGAACAAATAGCAGAAAATATCATACAGTTAGTTCAAGAAAACTATGGAAGTGACCGTGATATAGATGTGGTGGTCAGTGAAGATAACGAGAACGGAGCAATTTTAAGCTTCAGAAAGGGGAGAGGATGATAAAAATATGGAAAGGTCCTGAAATGGAAGGACCTAATATAAGCATACCAACCCTATTTGTCTGTAGTGATAAGGAAGTGTCAACGAATTTAATTGTGCAAATGCTTCAAACACATAAAGAGATTAGTCGAATATACTTCGGTGCAGGCAAGCATTCGTTTCAAGGAATTACAGATTGGAACAAGTTGTGCGAATACTGTATCGCTAATTCAATTAGCATTATAATGGAAGTCGGAATCACTGAAATAAGAGAAAAGATTTGTAAGTACGATAGCCCGTCTACCATCTTTATTATCGCACAATACAACTTTCCGCATATAAACGGCAAGCTTCAGTTTAAGACTGATAATAATGCAGTGGTAACCGTGTTTACGCCCGCCGCACAAACTTCGTTGAAAACACTAAAAGAAAATAATTTGTTCACTTGCGACACAATGCTATTAGAGGAGGAATAAAATGCTATACTATCTACCGTTGGAACCATATATAGAAAGATACACCTACTATATGTCTTGCAAAGATGGCTGGGCAGAAACAAACTTCAAAAAATACGGAGTTGAATTCGTTCGAATTGACGGAGAGCGTCTTGGACAAACCATTAAAGACGGGGTTGTGCTGGACGCGTGTGGCAGAAGTTATTATGCGATGTCGCAGATAATGAAGTTAGTACAGCTTATCAATCACGGTAAAATAAAAGATGAAGATGTCATATATGTAGAAGATTTTTGGCACCCCGGTATTGAAAGTTTGTTTTATATTCGGCAGCTCAAGAATATGAAGTTCAAGATAGGAACATTCATACACGCGCAGTCAGTAGACGATACGGATTTTGCGTGGGCGATGAGAGAGTGGATGAGACCAATTGAAACGGGATATGGCAAGCAGTATGATTTTATATTTACCTGCTCACATATATTAAAGCAACTCTGTATAGTTGGTGGAATAGCCAGACCAGATAATATCTTTCATATTGGATTACCTTATAATAGTTCCAGATTGTTAGAGCAGTTAGAGGAGGACGGATGGAAAAAGCAAGAAAAAGATGGTTCAGTCATATTTGCAAGTAGGTTTGACGATGAGAAGGACCCGATGTTCTTTTTAGATTTGGTACAGAGATGTCCCGATATACAATTCAAGTTAGTTAATCCGAGAAAGGATAGACCCATTACATCGAACAGAGAAGTGCTTGATAGATTACAGCTGATGTTAGATAGACCGTTTGATAATAATTTGACGGTCGTGGATACTTTTGATAAGGTGACATACTATACCGAACTTTCAAAAGCAAGTGTGCTTATCAATTGTGCACATCAGGATTGGGTAAGTTGGACATTACTTGAAGCAATCACATTTAGATGCAATCCTTTATATCCTATTTGGAAGGATTTTGAGTACGAATTAAAAGGCAACCCGAAATATTTGTATGAAAAGAGAAACCTCGACGATTGCGAGAAAAAACTTCGTAATTTACTAAACTGTCCTTTCAACGACGACGAGCTTGCGTATGTGGTAGAAAAGCACGATAACAGTTGGCATGAATATCTGCGTATAATGGAGGAGCTGTGATGGCATTTAATTTATATTTTGCAGGACAGCAGGCTAAAGAAGTAGATGAGTACTTACAATCAAAAAAAGCGCTCCGATTGTTTTCTCAAGTAAATGAACGCAAGGGCATAGAAGAGTGGCGGGAAGGTGGCTACTCAGACAAGTTATTTATTGATAGTGGTGCGTTTTCGGTAGCCCATAATGGCAAGACAGTAGACATAGATGCATATATAGCTTATATAAACGATAGACCCGATATTCCTATATTTGTAGAATTAGACGAAATACCGTTTCCTGTATTAAATTCCACGACTGCAAAACAATGCAGCGAAGGAAGTTGGAAAAATTATCTGTATATGAAAGAGCGCGTAAAACATCCGGGATATCTATTGCCATTATATCATTTCGGTGAACCGAAGGACGGACTTCGTAGAATATTGAATACAGAAGTGAATGGCAAACTTCCGGAGTATATTGGAATCGGCGGTAGGCACGGAGTTTCGACAAAACTTCAGAACGAATACTTCCACGAAATATTCTCGATTATTCAAGCAAGTGATAATCCAGATGTCAAAGTGCACGCTTTTGGAATGACCGTTCTACGACTACTTGAGAAATTTCCATTTTATAGCGCTGATTCAACTACTTGGTTACAGCTTGGAATAAATGGAAACATAAATACAAAATCTTTTGGAGCAGTTAGTGTATCATCTAATAGTAGGTACAACAAAGACAATATTTATTCGTTCTCTAAAAAAGCACAGGAAGCTGTGATTAATGAAATAGAAAGTTATGGATACACGCTGGAACAAGTCTCAAATGATTATAAAGCCCGCTTAAAATTTAATATAGATGTGATGTATGAATGGGCGCAGAACTACGAGTATAAAGGTCCTAAAAAGTTCGTTTCAAGAAAGCTGTTTTGAAAGAGGTGTGATTATGACATTTATCAGCTACGAATGCATTGCAAGAAATGGAACAATTTTTAAGACAAAAATATACGCTGAAGCATTAAATTACAAAGAACAGAACGGCGGTACGATTAAAACAGTAGAAAAAGAGTATGCATCGTCGTCGGAAGCCTATTGTATAAAAAATCCAAGAAAGCACGGTTCAAGAACATAAGAAAGGAGAGAATAATAATGTATTATGTATCAAAAAGAATGGAGATAGCAGCAAGTCATAAATTAGATTTGCCGTATGAAAGGAGAATGAATTGATGCAGAGAATTTTTGAAATAGAACGGGATGAATTAAAAAAGTATCTTAACATGCACCTTACATATAAGCAGATTGCCGAGAAGTACGGATGCTCTCCAACTACAGTCATGAGCAGGGCCTTGGAGTATGGTTTAAGAAGTAAGGCCCGGCAGTACCAGATGAAAACAGACAATCCAATGGCGAGGGAAGAGATTAGAAATAAAGTTTCCAATACAATCTCCAGAATGTGGGAAGACGGAAAATATAACAACAGAATAGATGGTATGCTGGGTTTAGTAGGGGAAAAGAATCCAAATTATTTGCCACAAGGTCGTTCAAGTAGATACCGGGACAAAGCGATGTTTTACCACCCAGAAGCAACTTGTTTATGCTGTGGCAAGCAGCTAGCTTGGAATGATGAGTCTATTGAAGTTCACCATGTGGATGAAAACCATGATAATTTTTTACTCACCAATTTGATGCCCTTGTGTCATAGTTGTCACAGAAAATATCACAGAAAATCACAGTTTACTTGTACCCTGACAAAGTCTTTTGTTTTTGATGCCTGCCACTATTTACCATACCACGAAAGAAAATGTAAATTCCTTCATGGTCATACATATCATATGGATATCAGTATTAAAAACAAAGTTCTTCAGGAAACGGGTATGGTTATGGACTTCGGGGAAATCAAAAAAATTGTGGAAGAGGAAGTCCTAGATAAGTTCGACCACGGATTTTTAAATGAATATATTGAATATCCTACTTGCGAAGTAATGATTTCTTGGATATGGTTCGCGTTGAGTAAAAGATTGAAGGGTATAGATTCTATAAAAGTATGGGAGACGGATGGTTCCAGCTGTGAAATGCGGGCTTCCGACATGGTATATTATTTACAGAATTTTGAATGTGATTGGACTAAAGATACCAACACAGAAATAAATGAGGAGGCATTAAATCAATGAAAGTTTCCGAGATTTTTAATAGTATAGAAGGAGAAGGCAAAAGAGCAGGCGCACCTTGTACTTTTATAAGATTGTTTGGCTGTAATTTAAGATGCACATACTGTGATTCAATGTATGCCGTTGAAGGACACGATTACACGGAAATGACAGTTGATGAGATAATAGAAAAGGTCAAGGAGTGGGATTGGTGTAAAAAGGTAACCGTCACAGGGGGCGAGCCTTTAATACAGGAGGATATCAAACAACTTCTTTGCAAACTTCTCGAAGAGAATTTTATTGTAAATGTTGAAACAAACGGAAGCCGGCCTCTAATTGAACTGCCAGAAGGACGGAGTGGAGTTACAGCATATGAACTTTTTTATACAATCGATTTCAAAACAGGCACAAGCGGAATGATGGATAAAATGTGCCCGAAGGCGTTTGAGCATTTGAAGCACGGTGATGTGATAAAATTCGTAGTGGGTAGCGAGGAAGATTTGATGCAGGTGAAAGACTTTTGTGAAAGTCATTATTTGCTGGCTTCAATTTATGTAAGTCCTATATTTGGAAAAATAGAGCCGAAAGATATTGTGGAGTTTATTCAAAAAAACAGATTGTGGAATTGGAAAGTACAACTTCAGCTTCACAAATATATTTGGAGCGTCGACACGAGAGGAGTTTGAAATGAAAGAAATTGATACGAATAAAATACAAGAAGCGGTAGTAATGCTTTTAGAAGCGTTGGGAGATGACCCAAATAGGGAAGGACTGAAAGAAACTCCTAAAAGGGTTGCCAAGATGTATAAAGAAGTCTTTGAGGGTATGCGTTATACCAATGACGAGATAGCGCAGATGTTTAATAAATGCTTCGAGGACACGACAACAGGTGATTTGGTTGTTATAGATAATATTCCTGTTTTTAGCTATTGTGAACATCATATGGCGCTAATGTATGATATGAAAGTTTCAGTTGGATATATTCCAAAAGGAAAAGTGATAGGACTTTCGAAGGTAGCGAGAATAGCAGATATGTGTGCTAAAAGATTACAATTGCAGGAACGCATTGGAACGGATATCTACGAAGTATTGAGACAGGTGTTAGGAACGGACAATATTATTGTGGTAATCGAGGGAAGTCATAGTTGTATGACAGCGAGAGGCATCAAAAAAGTTGGAAGCAAAACAAAAACTGCTTGTTGCAAGGGAGTGTTTATGACAAACGGAAATTTGAGACAGGAGTTCTATAGTTTGATTAAATAATAAGGGGCAGGTTTATGGGAGTATTGGATACATTCGTCTTGGTAAGAAAACAAGAAATAATCAGTCCAAAACTTGTGACGACAAGAGAATATGGTAGATGGTTTGAGGAAACCTTTGGTTCGGATGTGGCACAGCAGGAACTTTATATGAAAACTCGTAAAGGGGATAAAGTTGTTTTGCAAAGCCATCCTGGTACACGCATTGGAAACTTTTTTGATAAGACATCCGTGAAAAGTTCAAAGTTAAAGAGCTGGTTTATTTTACAGGATAGTCCAATGATGGAGAGGCTTGTGAAATATAAAATGGCAGAACAAAGGGACGCGATACCTATTTCAGTGAACGACGAACAACATCGCAATATGATAAGAGTTTATACAGTACAACAGATTGAATTTTATATAAGGTCTGTTATAGATAAGCATTTTGCTATACCTCCATACATATCACAGAGCAAGCAAGTTTGTGTAAATGATTCGAATATGAATAAGTTGATTATTCCTGAAATGGGAAATCATAAAAAGTCCACTTTATTTTAAGAAAGGAGAACGAAATGAAACTAACAATCAGCACAGAGGCATTAAAGGAGATGGTATCAAGGGCAGCGAAAGGAGTTGGTAATAACAAGCTGTTACCTATATCTTCCCTGATGTCAATCAAGACACAGAATAATAAGCTCGTTATTACAACGACGAACGGTTACAATTTCTTGTATATCAAGAGGGACTATGAAGGAGAGGAGTTTTCTATAACAATCGAAGCTGATAAGTTTATTAAACTTATCGGAAAGCAGACTTGTGACAAAATCACAATGCAAGTTTCAGACAACGCGCTTGCAATCAAGGGCGATGGAAATTACAAAATTGATATTCCCGTAGACCCAGCCACCGGAGAATTTATACAGTATCCCGACCCTATGAGTGAAATAGAGTTGGATGAAAACGCCTGCAAGGAAATAAACCTTTCAACGATAAAGGAAGTCATAAACACTTGCAAAGCATCTCTTGCAGTTACTATGGAAGACCCGAGTCATACAGGATATTATGTAGGCGAAAAGGTTGCGACGACGAATAATCTTGTGGCAACGACTATGAATGCCCAGCTGTTTTCAGAGACCGTTCTTGTACCTTCGGACTATATGGACCTGCTTATGGTGATGACGAATGAAAAGATTGCTTCGTATGTTGTAGGTGACACAATTGTTTGCACTTCACCGGATTGTGTTGTGTACGGAACGGCAATGGAGGAATTGGACGAGTTTCCGTTCGAAGCTATTGAAGAACTTTCAAATGAGAATATGGATAGTTATTGCAAAGTGGTAAAGAATAGTCTTTTAGCAACGCTTGATAGAATAGCACTTTTTGTAGATGTATATGACGAGGATGTTGTTCATTTTGTTTTTGCGAAGGACGGGTTACACATTTCAAGTGTGCAGTCAAACGGCGTGGAAGTTGTACCCTATTCAGGCAAAGATGAAGTTACACCATATGAGTGCTCATTAAATGTGAGAGTTCTCGTAGATGAGATAAAATCATATCAGCCGGACGAAGTGCTTATATATTACGGCGGTGACAATTCAATTAAACTTGTTGACGGAGATACGATATTTAATATCGCATTGATACAGAATGAAGGCGAAGAGGAGGAGTAATGTCAAGAAGCAGTCTTAAAAATGTATTGAGACTGATTGACGAAGCGCAGGAGGCTCTGTCACCGGAGCAGGGCTTCCTGCAAGACTTGAAAAGAAGCATTGAGTTGGATGATATAAAGAATAGAAGAATGCCCTCAATGACTTATAAACCCTCGTCAATGCAGTGCATTAGAAATATGTATTATCAGCGAACAGGAACCGAACCTGACAAAACAGATGCGAGTTATGTTTTAGTTGGCATCTGTAATAGTGGCTCCGATATTCACCAACGAGTTCAAACAGCGGTTTCGAGAATGAAAGAAAACGGAATTGATTGTGAATATTTGGATGTTGGGAAATATGTCGAAGAACATAATATAAAGGATGTGGAAGTTGTTTCCAATGTTGGGATGGAAACAAAATTAAAACATACAACTTTTCATCTGAGTTTTATGTGCGACGGTATAATCAAATATAAAGGACAGCATTACATTCTCGAAATAAAAACAGAGACGGGCGGCAAGTGGTTTTCAAGAACTGATGTTGATACAAAGCATTATGACCAAGGTACGGCGTATGCTTTAGCTTTGGGAATAAACAGAGTTATTTTTGTTTATGTAAGTCGCGATACTTTGGATATGAAATCGTTTCTTTTCCGAGTTACAGACGATATGAAGCAGGCTTTGGTCAGTAAGATACTCGACTGTGATAATTATGTCGAAAAGAAAACACCGCCGCCTAAGCCGGAGGTTGATAGAAGAGTTTGTCAGTATTGTAATTATGCAAAAACTTGTAAAGGGGATAATTGATGGGAGTAAATAGAGGAAAACAGTTTGAGGAAGTAATTAGAAAGTCTTTTGAGAAAGTTCCCGATACGAGTGTGATAAGATTACCCGACCCGACAAGCGGATATCTGGGTGTTAGGAATATTTCAGATTTTGTTGTATATCATTATCCCTTTCAATATTTTATTGAGTGCAAGTCTGTTCACGGAAATACATTTCCTCTTTCAAATATAACGAGAAATCAGCGTTTAGGAATGTTAGAAGAAGCTGAAAAAGTTGGTATAAAAGCTGGGATAATCTGTTGGTGGGTGGATAGAGATGTAACTATGTATATTCCGATAAAGTTGATACAAATGATGTTAGAACTCGATAGGAAAAGTATTAGATATGACCAACCCGGATTAAAGGTTGCAGATGTGGTTTTTCCTTTTTACACACTGAAAGGAAAAAAGAAAAGGGTATTTTTTGATTACGATATGAAACATTTTTTTGAAAAGGTGTGAGTATGCAGAAAGAACAAGAAAAGAGAATACAAGCA